CTGCATTCCTGGTTGCAAGTTTCGCGCTCGTCATCACGATCTACGTCGAGCCCGCCTACGCACAGTTACCCGCCCTGATCCTGGGTGCCGTGTTCATCCTGTTCGGAATCCTGACCTTGTTCTCTTCGGCAACTGCCATCGTGGTGTGGGCGTTCATTGCCCTGGGCTGGATATCCGTCTTCACACAAGTCATATGTTGGGCGGAGGAGAAACGTGAAACTCCACACCATTACGAGCCCAAATAACGCGTTAGCCGTCGCAATCTATGCGATGCTCTCCTTCTCGGGATTGTGCATGATCCTGAGTGTCATGAAGACCGTCACCATCACAGCTTGGCTCGGTGATCCGATTAGTGACATGTGGGCGACGATGTTGTTCATATCGTCGTCTACCGCGGTGTATGCGTGTCTGTCGGCGCCTCGCAGGCGTGACCCTGATACATCGCTCATTGTCGAATTCTGGTCGTGCATATCGCTCTGTACGCTCATGGCTGTGCTGCAGCTGTCCGTGCTGCTGTATCGCTCGCCCTCGGGTGCGTTTCTTGCCACCACGTTTGGGTTTGGCCTCATCTTCCTCGTAGCCTTTGGCTTTAGGGCCAAGCAGATCAAGAAAGAACGAAAAGCTCTACACGATTTCCGTAATGGGCCCAAGCCCTAAGGACTCCCCGATGGAATGGGAAAAGTGGGGGTTGTTCATTAGCCTCATCACACCGCTCTTCCTGGGTGTTGGTGCTTGGGTCAATGATGCTCTATCCAAACGGAAGAAGAAATCGGCAACGCCCGAAGTCATACAGGGTCTCCCGGTCGACTACGAGACGGACTACGTCAAACTCCTGAAGCAGAACAACATAGACCTGCGTCGTCGGGTCAACGAACTCGAAAAAGAGAACAAGGCTCTTCGAGCCGGAAGGAATAGTCATGGCAATTCAGACAACGGCTGAAAAGAACAGCCTTGCTACCAAGTACGGAACTGACGCACCCTATGGTGCGGTCTACACCACGACGCCAGGTGCCTCTGCGGGTACCGAGCCGTCGGGCGGTTCTCCCGCCTACGCTCGTAAGTCACTGTCCTGGTCCGCTGCATCGGGTGGCGTTATCTCCGCTACCGCGACGTTCGATATCCCCACGGGTACGACTGTCGTCGGCATCGGTCTGCACTCCGCTGTGACTGCAGGCACCTACATCGATGGTGCGACCATCACCAGCCAGGCCTTTGCATCGCAGGGCACCCTCACTGTCACCTTCACCTACACCCAGAGCTAAGCCGTTGGAGGTCGGGCCTCCGGGCCCGGCCCCATCCTAAGGAGGAACAATGGCTATAGCATTTGGGTCTGCTGGCACTCGCCTCCTGGTGAGCACGGCAGCCACAACTTGGAACGTCGCTTATCCTGCGAGCATTGCCGCAGATGACCTGCTTGTTCTTCACATCGTTACTGGTGGTGGTTCTGTAACTGGCCCCGCTGGCTGGACGGAAGTCTTCAAGCCTGCCACAGTCACAAACCCTCGTGGTGGTGTGTGGATCAAGAAAGCCACTGGCTCTGAGTCTGGCACACTTGCTGTCACCGTAGCCTCTACTACGGGCAACGCAATGATGTTCCGCTACACTGGGGTGGACACTACAACCCCTCTTGACACAACTGCCTCCTCAACTGAAGACACTGTAGGAACGGTTGCTGCTACAGACTTGGGTTCAATCACAACCAGCACTGCCAACACCATGTTGATCATGGCCAACGGTTTGAACTCTGGTACAACAACGCTGACAACACTGACGGGTACACCGACACCCAGTGGGTTCAATGAGCGCGTTGACCAAGGCGCACTTGCGGGTACTAACGCCAAGGCTGGTGGCCTGTATGACGAGCCTGCAGCTACGGCTGGTAGTTATGCTCGGTCGATAACAACTTCTGCCGGTCGAGCTGACTGGGGTGTGATGTTCGCACTCCGCGCAGCGGGTGGGGCTAACGTCCACACCGAACAGATCACGACATTCGAGGATGGCACCTCAGGCTCATGGACTCCGTCGCTTGCTGGCGCGGGTACGACTGCGGTGCGCACTGCTGACGAGCACGATGGCGTCTACGGTGCATCGGCTGACGTACCTGCAGCAACGGTTGACAAGGCTGGCTTTACCCAGACGGTCGCTCCTGCACAACAGATGACCATCTCGGGTTGGTGGAAGGTAACGACTGAAGGCGCGTCCTCTGGCTCGAACGTTCCATTCGCTCGCATCTTCTCAGGTTCACAACGGCTCGCTGATGTGTACCGGCAGAACGCACAGACTCCCGGCGCTGCGAACGTTTGGCTCCGTGTGGTCAAGGCCATCGGTGGGTCGAACTACTACTTTATCTCTACGGGCTATGAGCTACCCCTCAACACCTGGGTCTACGTTTCATTTACCTGGGGTCTTGATGGTAATCCATACGTCTGGATCGATGGCACCCAGGTACTGGGCCCGGCAAACAAACCTGCCGACTGGTTCGCTGCGTCGTCAATCGACACTGCCTACCTGGGCACGCACGAAGCGGGCAACCAGGGGGCATGGTCTGCAGATACCATCACGCTGTCAACCAACAGTGTCGCGCAGACAATCGTCAAGCCGCTTGCTTCTGAAGGCCTGTTCTCCGGATCGGGCACACTGACCAAGTCGGTCACACCAAATCCCATAGTTACCAAAGCTTTGTCCGGCTCGGGCACGCTGACATCCACACGTACGATGACTGCCTCAGCTACGGCGTTGTTCAACGGCTCAGGCACACTGTCCTCCACGCGCACGATGGCTGTCTCACGGTCGGCTGCACTCAGTGGCTCGGGTACTCTTACGGGTTCCGCTACTGTGTCATACAGCCGAAGTGCATCGCTGTCTGGTTCGGGTACTCTTACCTCATCGGTCACTCCCGCCGTCCCGGTTACTGCTGGGTTGTCGGGCAGTGGCACACTCGATGGTCTTCAGACTGCCGCTGCAATGGTCGCGTCTGTGCCGCTGTCGGGTACGGGCACACTGTCTAAGGCCGTAGTCGCAGGATTCACTGCGAGCATGAGCTCCTCGAGCACAGGCACGCTGACGACTGCAACCAATGGCATGAGTGCTCAGGCTACGTTCCTTGGCTCCGGCTCGGGTACACTGACGGGCTCGGCTGTCGTGCCTGCGGTCAGCAAGACCGTTGCGTTTTCAGGCTCGGGTACATTGAGCTCGACGCGCACCCCTGCAGTCGCCATCACCAAGGCATTGTCTGGTGTGGGTGACCTCACTGCGAGCACGTCCAACAGTTACACGGCAAGCGGTTCATTGTCGGGTAGCGGTACGCTGTCGGGCGCGATCACAGGCATGTCTCTGACACGCTCTGCTGCGTTCTCTAGCACCGGTACGTTGACCGGCGGCACAGTGAACAACAAGGCGGTATCCGTCAATCTGTCGGGCTCTGGTGCGTTCGCACCGTTCCTGACTGCCGTTGGCTTTACTCAGTCTACCGGGCTGTCAGGTTCGGGCACGTTGTCAGGCACTGCGATCATCAACCGCACAGCTAACTCTCAGCTCTCGGGTTCGGGCACGCTGACCGCGGTTGTCAAAGCCAACGCCTACGCCGAGTTCGTTCGCGTCGGTAGCAGTTTGCTGACGGTCGACATGACCCTGGGTATGAGGGCTGAAGCTCAACTCGTTGGTGTGGGTGTCCTCACTGGCGATACGGACGATCAACTGAATTATGACGTAACTGCTTATCTCGCTGAGAAACGCTGGTCCGGCGGTCTTGGTTCACAACGATGGAAGGGGTCCCTGTGACTATCAATACGTATCTTGCCACGTCCAAGGAGTTCCAGCCCATCATCGTGGAAAAGACTGTCAACGGCATTACGACCAAGGTTCTCACGGGCATCCAGTATGTCGTCGTTCCCAAAGGTGTCAAGCTTGAGACAGGCACCCTGCAGAACGTAGACACACTGGACGGTGACGTTGGTTTCTACACTGACCAGCTCACCCCCGGCTACTGGGAGGTGGGAGTGAAGACTTCCCCGCTTCCCGAGCGGCCTCTTATATCCTGCGGATTTATCCGCATCAAGTAAGGAATACCATGGCATTCAACCTTGACAACATGGCCGTAGTCCTCAGGGCTGCTGGTCTGAAGGTTGTCGAAACGCCTGGCTGGAAAACGCGGGGGTATGCACAGCAAGATCTGAAGGCATGCCTCGGCGTTCTCTGGCACCACACAGCAACGAACCGATTGCAGTTTGCCGGTAACAACATACCGACGCTGAACATGCTGATCAACGGCCGCTCCGATCTGCCCGGTCCGCTGTGCAACCTTGGCTTCGGCCGAGACGGCACGGTGTACATCGTGGCTACCGGTGTGGCGAATCACGCTGGCGCAGGCTACCTGCCCGGCATTCCGAGGGACATGGGCAACCATTACCTCATTGGTATCGAGATGGAATCCTCGGGCATCAAGCCCTGGGACTGGACCCCGGAGCAGTTGTACTGGGCACCCCGTCTGGGCGCGGCGCTTGAAAAGGGATTCCTGATGGGGCTTCCGCCTGAGAAACGAATTCAGGCTGCCCACTACGAGTATTCCTCACAAGGCAAGATTGATCCTGCTGGTTGGCCCGGTAACATGGATGGGCTTCGTGCATCAATCAACGCCATCCTCGCCGGCCCGGCCCCCAAGCCCCCGGCACCCAAACCTCCAGTAAAGGATGCATTCGAAATGGCAACACCCGAGGATTTCTTCAACAAGAGCTTTGCTCGTCAGGGCCCGGGTGCTACTGGCACCACGAGCCTCGGCGGCATGGTCGCATGGATGGACTCGAACCTGCGGAACATCATGAACCAGAACGCCGCGCAGGATGCAGTCATCAAGTCGCTCGTCGGCGCAGTGGCTGCATTGTCCAAGGGTCAGACCTTTGATGAAGCCAAGCTGCTCGACAGCATCCAGGCACGCGTCGAAGCTGGCATCCAGAACGTGGATGAGCTGGCGGCTGCTGGCGTGCAGGAAGCCATCGACTCCATCGACACCACAGTAAACGTGAATCTGAAGCCCAAAGAATAAGACTTCGCTTCACGTAAACATGCATTATTACGTCATGAAATTTTATGCAAGAAGTGCCGAAGCTGGACTACTGTTCGGCTTCGGCATCATGGCGTTGTAC